TGGTCTAACAGAAGCGCGATATTCATTCAGAGAGCAGTAAATTTTATGAGAGTTCGGTTCGTTCGATGAATGCCCCAAGGCAGACATATACCGATGAAGCAACCATCTGCAGGCATCTGAATTTGCAAAAAGAACGCCTTGCAGAACTGGTCAAGAAGGGCATCATCAAATACGACGGCAAGAAGAAAGGGTATCAGATAACCAATGCCACGCACGCCTACATTGGATACCTAAAGAAACAAGTGGAAGAATCCCACCAGGCACGCAACCGGAGGACAGTTGGCGAGATAGCCGGTCTGTTGATGGTGACGGAGAAATGGATCCAGCGCCTTTGCACAGAGAAGGGCATGAAGAAGCTGGACCGTGGTGTATATGACCTGGTAGAGGTAGTGCAATGGCGCATCCGAGACCTGCAAAAGGAAATTGATACACTCAAGGCCGGAGGCGAAGACGCCATCAAAGCCAAAGAGCGCATCACCGTTATCGAAATGAAGATGAAGGAAATAGAACTGGCAAACGAGGAAGGCAAAGTCATCTACATTGATGATATCAAAAAGATTTTCGAGCCGGTATTTGCGGCTATTCGGTCCATTATACTTGGACTTGAGCGGCAAGCCGCGCAGATATTGGGCAAAGAGGCCGCAACTTGGATTGGCGAGCATAGCCGCAAAGCACTGGATGAGCTTTCACAACTCCAAATAAAACCATATGCAGGCGAGAAAAATGACAGACAATGAAAAGCAATCCAAATTCAAATCAGGACAAACAATGGCAACGCCAATACCTCAAGGAAAAGTACAATTAACAGACGGAACCATTGTTGACCGCGCCGACGTTTGCTTCACGTTGATTAAATACAAAGAGCATCAAGACATTGAGATTGCAGCCGATGGAACAATCTATCATCGGTTGCCCAATGGATCTCTACGCAGGCTATCATTCAAAAAGCATGAGAGAAAAGCCAAAAGGTAATGTTTGAACTCACCACATCATCCCGAGCTTTACAGAATCTGGAAAGCGAGACCATTCCAGACCTGCTGGCGCTATTCCGCCCTCCGCCGAAGCTAACAATCTCGGAATGGGCAGACCAATACCGCGTGCTCTCGACGGAGTATTCGCCCGGCGGCCACTGGGAAACCTCCGCCGCCGAATACCAGCGCGAGATCATGGATGAGATCGGCAACCCGCTCATCGAAGAAGTCAGCATAATGAAATCCGCCCGCTCCGGCGGCACGCAATGTGCAATCGACAACCCCATAGGTTATTGGATACATCAAGACCCCGGACCCATACTCGTTGGGCATACGACCGTCGAAGACGGAAAGACCTGGAGCAAAGACCATCTTGAAACAATGATACGCGATTGCCCGGTGCTTCGCGGCAAGATTGACATCGGCGCTGTAAAGGATAAAAAGAATACCATCTTGCATAAATCATATCCCGGCGGCATCATATACATCATCGGATCGAACAGCGCCGCGGGCTTCCGGCAGAAGACAATCCAGCGCGTCCTGCTGGATGACGTTGACGGATACGAACTCACCGCTGGAGAAGAAGGCGACCAGATAGCGCTCGCACGCAAACGCACGCTCACCTATATGTATCACCACCGCAAGATTGTAAAGGTCAGCACGCCAACCACGCGCGGACTCAGCCGCATCGAAAAAGAATTCACCCGCTCCGATATGCGCTTCTATTTCTGCCAGTGTCCTCATTGCAGACACCATCAATTCCTGCGCTTCTCAGATGCAAGTCAATTCGCGCACCTTGGCACAAGTCAGCTCCTGTTCGACAAAGAGAATTTGAGCTGGGTCTATTATCCGTGCGAGAACTGCCAGGCAAAACTGGAAGAGAAAGACCGCCCGCAGATGATACGCAATGGAGAGTGGCGCAAGACGCAGACGCAAATAACAGACCATGCCGGATTTCATATATCGGAAATGTTCTCGCCGTTTTCCAACTTCAAGGAAATCGCAAAATCGTTCCTCGAAGCAAAGCATATGGGAATGGAGCACCTTCGCGTATTTATCAACCAGACACTTGGCGAAACATTCGTGGAAGACAAGATCAACGAACTCAACAACGACCAGCTTGGAAAACGCAAAGAAGAATACACGGACATCCCGCCCGGCGTTCTTGTGCTCACCGCCGCCGTGGATAAACAGGCAGACCGATTCGAAGTAGAGATCCAGGGATGGGGAAAGGATTATGAGAACTGGCATATCAAGAACATCGTGGTATACGGGCAAACAACGGACGAAACAACATGGAGGAATTTATTCAATGAACTGGAAAAGCCATCACTCACCCGCGCTGACGGCGTTGACACGCGCACCTGGACAGACCACGGTATCAACTGCATATTCATCGACTCGTCGGATGACTCCGATATCGTGTATCGATATGTCAAACGCCTTTGGAAATACCGCATGGTATTCGCAATTAAAGGCGACAAGACTTGGCAGAAGGAATTCATCACGCAGCAAAAGCAGGAGAAACGCTACGGAACCAAGTTCGTGATGCTCTGTGTCAACGAGATCAAGCGTTCGCTCATGTCGCGCCTCATGCGCTTGCCTGAAGAGAAAAAACAGGACGAACCGCCGCCGCCCAATCCGCCCTATTACTACCACTTCAACCAGCAATGCGGGGAGGAATTTTTCAAGCAGCTCCTGGCGGAAAAGATAAAGCCGGTTCGGGATAAAAAGACCGGAGCCATCCGCCGCGTGTGGCATCAGATATATAAAAACAACGAGATACTGGATCTCTACGTCTACAATATCGGCGCTGTGACAATGCTCAAGCCGAACTTCGAAGCGCTTGCCGCGATACTCCAAGAGAAGATCGAAAAGCTGAAGGACACACCAACTCAAACGCAAAAAGAGCAGGAAGAAAAACAAGCCGCAACCCGCAAACGCTTTGGACCGCCAAAGAAAAACTGGGCAAAGGACTGGTAAGGAAACATATGGCAGAACAGCATCAACCAAAGAAGGTGGATATTGATTCCGACAATGCCGAGCGATTCATGCAAATGGCGGCAGATCTGGATATGTCGTTCACATCGCTCATCAACACACTCCTGCGCAACATCAAACTGGTGAAACAAGAGACCGCCATAGAAATGCGCCAGCCGGAGATCCAATCGCAAACCAAACGCATCACCGTCATCAAAAAAACCAACTGGGCAAAACGATGGTAACGCCAAAGGAGCAATATGCAAACATATGAAACGGTAAAAGGGCATTGGAGAAAGTATGTAATCGTAAAAAATAAACATACCGAAAGCCTTATGGCAGCTCCTGTAGATGCCTTTTTTTTCGGTGGAAAATTGAATAGAAGAACCCTCTGCGGAATAATTGGAGAGAGGATACAAATTCCCATGCTCACGGAAAGCGGAATTGGTGCACAAACGTATCGCCGTACGAACGAAAAACTAAAAAATGGAAAGACAATTTTTAGGATCGAAAAAAGAGGAAAATCCTCGTTGATTCCTCCGACCCCATAGGGTAAATTATATCCGAGACCTGTAGAGGTTTCCCCGGACGTCCTCCCGCGTCCCGCAAAGAAAGCGCTGTATGAATTCTGAACAAGGATTCTGCAGCGCTTTTTTATTTGGGTTCATCATCGTAGAGGCGGATCAAGATCCGCCCTATGAGAAAAAGGAAAACGATGTCAGCAACGCAGCAACTCACAAAAGAACCATCGACATTCCGCGCAGGCACCACCGTGGAATGGCCGAAGTCCTTATCGTTGTTCCCGGCATCCGACGGATGGACGCTCTCGTATCGCCTCATAAATATTTCCAACGCATACGCAGCAATCACCGCCGCAGCGGATGGCGATGACTTCATCGCCACACTACCAGCCGCCACGACGGCAAACTATGTCGCCGGAAATTACACACTCTTCGGCTATGCAACCAAAGGCTCGGAGACATTCGAGATATACAACGGCTCGGTAGAAGTACAGCCAAACCTTGCCGCACTCACCGCCGGATACGATGGTCGGTCGCACGCAAAGAAAGTCCTTGATGCCATCGAAGCACTCATTGAAGGCAACGCAACGCAGATACAGCGCTCGATGTCGGTGGGTAGTAAATCTCTGGAGAATCACAGCAAAGCAGAGTTAAGGGAAGAATGGTTGAAGTATAAAAAATACTATGCCGATGAACTCGCACAGCAGAAGATCAACAACGGTCAGCCGTCGGGGAGAAAGATACTTATCAGAATGGGGAGAGCGTCATAATGTTCGGCCTAACATTCGGATGGAATCGCCAGAAAAAAGAAATTGATCTGTTACAGAAACGCGTCAGCAACATGTCGCGCCTTATGGCGCAGCAGATTGTCAAGCGTTCGTACGATGCCGCCCGCAGCGACCGCACCAATGCCGATTGGATCGCATCCACAGGCATGCCGGACTATGACATCTACACCGCCATTGATGTCGTGCGCAAACGCAGCCGCGAACGCTTACAGAACGACGGCTATGCACAGCAGATCGTGCGTATGTTCCAGCAGAACATTGTCGGTCCATATGGCTTCAAGCTCAAAGTAAAAGCAACCAACGCAGACGGAACGCTGGACAAGTCCGGCAACGCCGCAGTAGAACAAGCGTGGAAGGAATGGATCAAGCCGGGCAACTGCTCGGTAACAGGCCGCGAATCACTCCGCCAGTTATGCCACATAGCCATTGCCGGAATGGTTCGTGACGGAGAATTCATACTCCGCCGCGTTCGCCGCAAACAATACAAGCATGGCGTCGCACTGCAACTCATTCTGCCGGACTATCTCGATCACCGCAACAACGCCAAATTGAAAAACGGCAACAAGATCGTGATGGGCGTAGAGCTGGATGCATTCAACAAGCCGGTTGCGTATCACATCCGCAAAGGTAACGACACCAGCGAGCCGTATGTAGCAACGCCCACCGGAGAGTATGAGCGCATACCCGCGGAAGATATCATTCATCTGTTCTTCCAGGAATTCCCAAATCAGGTACGCGGCATTTCCTTGCTTGCACCGGCACTACCAACCATGCGGGATCAAGGCGGCTTCGATGAAGCTGTCATCAAGTATGCCCGCGCCGCCGCGAGTGTTATGCTATTTACAACGGACAAAGATTCAAAAGAACCAACCGAATTCAAGGGAACCGGAAAAGATTCAGACGGAAATACCGAGGTGGAATGGGATCCGCTTTCAATTCAGGATCTCAACGGCAAAACGATACTGCCATTCAATCCTGCGTTCCCCACATCAGAGCATGGACCGTTCACAAAGTTATTGCTCCGCAGAATAGCCGGAGCCGTTGGCCTCAGTTACGAAGCACTCTCCAACGACCGCGAGAGTGTCAACCTCTCATCCATCCGGTATGGCATCCGCTCGGAAGAAGACACATGGCGCACCGTGCAGGAATTCTTCACCGAAATGACAATGGACCGCATCTACGAATGGTGGTTGGACGAAGCGCTTGCCAAAGGTGTCATCGTAATGGATCGCGGAACAGTACTGCCGGTAAAAGCATTCGAAAAATTCAATCAGCCGCTCTTCCAGGCGCGCGGCTGGAAGTATATGGATCCGCAAGTAGAAGCGGTCACTGCGGGCATCGAAGTCTTGATGGGCATCAACTCACCGCGCCGGATATGCGCAGAGCGCGGCGATGATTATGAAGAACTGCTGCAGGAGTTGAAGGAAGACTTCCAGCTTGCAAAAGAATACGGAATACCGCTTGTGTTTGGCGGTGGAAAATCCGCATTCGACGGCAACCATAAAGCAAGCGCAGATGCACAGCAAGGCAAAACCGACGCATCATCAGATGCAACAACCGACACACTCAAGTTCCTCGTCGATTCCATGGTGCGTCTGCAAGACAAGAAAAACGGAAACGGAAACAATAAATCCGTAGCGGCAGATTCCAAATCTGCCGAACAGAATACCGCCGCAAAAGGAGGCAACCAATGATCGCACTCGATGAACAACGTGCAAAGATTCTCAATGAAAAGTATTTCAAATCACTCACCGTCACAAAAGAATCCATCAATCAGGAATCCCGCACGGTCAATCTTGCCTTTGCAAGCGAAGTGCCATACGCACGCTGGTATGGCATCGAGATCCTTGGCTGCAAGCCGGAAGAAGTAAGGATGACACGGCTCACAGATGGAGCACCGCTGCTCAACCAGCACAATTCAGATGAGCAGATCTGAGTTGTAGAAGTCGCAACGGTAGATCCGGACAAAGTATGCCGCGCCACGGTCCGTTTCTCAAAGAGCGAAGACGCAGATGAAATTTTTCAGGATGTCGTAGATGGTATCCGAAAAAAAGTATCAG